ATGTAGAATATAACGAACTTCCTAATTCAATGGGTAAATCACCCATCGATGCTAATCGTTGGCTAGTTTTGCGTTTCAACCATGTTGATGGTGAAGTCTATGGACGTGGCAGGGTGGAAGAATTCATCGGAGATCTGAAGTCACTTGAAGCACTATCACAGGCTCTTGTGGAAGGTAGTGCTGCTGCTGCTAAGGTAGTATTTACAGTCAGCCCTTCCAGCACTACCAAGCCTGCTACCCTTGCCAAGGCGGGGAATGGTGCTATTATTCAGGGTCGCCCTGATGACATTGGTGTAGTGCAGGTTGGTAAAACTGCTGACTTTCAGACTGCCTATCAAATGGCAGGTACATTGTCCCAACGAATCAGTGAAGCGTTCCTTATTCTTAATGTGAGGGATAGCGAGCGCACAACTGCTGAAGAGGTTAGGATGACTCAACTTGAACTTGAACAGCAACTCGGTGGACTATTCTCCTTGTTGACTGTTGAGTTCCTAGTACCATATCTTAACCGTAAATTGAGTGTTGCACAAAAGACTGGGGAGATCCCACGTCTACCTAAAGGTGACATTGTAAAACCAACAATCGTTGCAGGTATTAATGCTTTGGGTCGGGGACAAGATCGTGAAAGTCTTGCTCAATTCCTTACCCTTATCTCTCAAACTATGGGTCCCAATGCAATTGCTCAATACATTAATCCTGAAGAAGTTGTCAAACGTTTGGCAGCATCCTCTGGTATTGATGTTTTGAATCTTGTTAAAACTATGCAAGAAATTCAACAAGAGCAGCAAGCTGCCATGCAACAACAGCAGCAGATGGCTCTTGCACAACAGGCTGGACAGATTGCCTCTGTGGAACAACGCAGGGAGCAAGCTGGTATGCAGATGCTACAACAACAAACCCAATAACATCCACCATTTAAATGAGCGAAACACTTACAATGAATGAAACCCCTGCTGATCAGCAACCTCTAAACTCTGATGAGCAGAACTCTCTAGCTGTTGCAGAATCTAACGAAGCTGAACAACAGCAAATGTTTGCTGGTAAATTCAAAGATCCTCAATCTTTGGAACAGGCATATCTTGAACTACAAAGGAAATTAGGAGAATCACGTGATGATGTACGGACCAATGAAAGGGACCAAAGGTACGAAGAAGCCGAAACCAGTGAAGAAGTAGAGGATCGAGCTGAACAGAAAGCTGATGTACTGACTGAGGCGCAAGCTCAACAGCTGTTTGAAATGGTTGGTGGTCCAAAAGCCTATCAATCTATGATTAAATGGGCAGCTGAAAACCTTTCACAAGCAGAAATTGATATGTACGATTCTGTTGTCGGTCGTGCAGAACCTAATTCTGTATTTTTTGCAGTACAAGCATTGGCTAGTAAATATTCAGAATCAGTAGGTCAAGACGGTCAGTTGTTGACAGGCCGTACAGCTGGCGGATCTAAAAATGTTTTCCGCAGTCAAGCTGAATTGGTACAAGCGATGAACGACCCACGTTATGATAACGACCCCGCTTATCGTGCAGATGTCATGCGTAAACTTGACAACTCTGACATCCAATTCTAATGAACGACACAAACATCTGGGCTAAAGAACCACCTATTATTATGACTGATCATCCCTACGGTATCCCCCACAACGAACGTGCTGAGCAGCTTAACGGACGCCTGGCTATGCTTGGCTTTGTTGCAGCAATCGGTGCTTATGTATTTACTGGTCAAATTATTCCTGGAGTATTCTAATGGCTAAGGCTGGACTCTACGCTAACATCCACGCTAAGCGTAAGCGTATCGCTGCTGGTAGTGGAGAGAAGATGCGTAAACCTGGTGCTAAAGGAGCACCGACTGCAGCTCAATTTAAGAAGGCTGCTAAGACTGCCAAGAAGAAATAGTATTGGCAAGTCCGTCAATACTGCGCGTGTATTGGCGGATTAGTTGGAGTAATCAATATTAAAGTTCTTCGCTTTATTATTATGATTCCTATTCTAACTACTCTGTCAGTCATTAGCTCATGGTATGGTCCTGGTTTTCACGGGAACATTACTGCTAATGGTGAACGGTTCAATCAACAATCCCTTACTGCTGCGCACAAGACACTTCCATTTGGAACACGCCTACGTGTATGTTTCAAGCGGTGTGCCGTTGTTCGGGTTAATGATCGTGGTCCTTACATTCATGGTAGGAACTTAGATCTTAGTAAAGGTGCGGCTGATGCAATCGGTCTCACTGGCTCTGGAGTTGGA